GAACTAGATTTGGTTTTCCAGGAAGCTAAAAAGCTTCTTGATCAGAAAACACTGCTTCCTTGTAAGGATCTGATTTAGTAACATGACGCCATTAATTCCACCTGATTCTGTAGAGAACAAGGACAATTTATTAAAACCGTTACCTGATCTTGAAAGGCAAGAAATAATGTGGCGCGTTGCTGTTACGTCCGCACTAGAAACAGGGGAAGCTCCGTATGCACTTTTTGCTGAGCGTATTCATAGTTATCTTGCAGGTAAAAACCTCGTGGATTTTAAAGAAACCCAGTAATCAAGAACACTAAGTAGTTAAAACCACTACGGGCTATTTATCGAGTTTAAAATAGATATACTCGGGATGTACGGGAAAGTATTTTAAAGTTGCAGGACAAAGCCAACCAGTCAAATTTTCGTTTACATACTTTTCTTCCTTGTTAGCCGTGGAAAACAAGGTATACCAAACCCCGCCATCTTCAAATTTTTTATAATGAAGATAGCCTTGATGTTTAGGAAAGGGTTTAGCTGAAAATAAAATTTTAGGTTGATCTGAGACAATATCATTATCTTTTAAAACTTTGTCAATAATTTCAGGGATGCCTAGTACAAAAGGTTCGTGTGTCAGTTTACGAGCTTCGTCTGTAAAAGCCCAGGTTCCTGCAAATCTATAAAGTTGAATGGTGAGCATGGAGTTGTTCATGTGATTAAAAAGTAATGCAGAAGCACAGTAGAGCTAGCAGGGTCAAAAAAGCAAGTGCGGTTAACCGACCGGCAATTACTGCTAATATTTAGTTAGCGTAACGATATTCGTGTCTCCCCTACCTATAAGACCTGTAACTTTTGAGGATTTGCAAAGGGTTCAAGGTAAAGTTGAACAGGAAAGGCAAAGTCCAAACAGATATGATCAGACTAGAGCAAGAAGATATATTTTTAATGAAGCGCTTAATGCAGGCGATTTAGATCAGGATGCTGACATAGAGGATTTTCGTGACGCGATTCCGTTTCGAGGTCAAGATATAGATCCAGATTTTAATGAATTTGAGCTCGCAAACATTGCCGCAGCACAACAACAGCAAGCTCTTGATTTTTTAAATAGCCGCATAGTATCACCTGAAACTACTCAAAGTATATATGAAGGGTTTTCCCGTGCTTCTGCCGATGAACGCAATGCGATTAGAACGGCTCTTGAAAGAAATGCTGCTATTTCAGACATTTACGAGGATTTTGAAGAAGGGGAAAGAGGACAAATCCTTGACGAGGTAAACCGAATCGGGCGTGGGCAACCTAGTGCCCCTTCGATTGCAAATTTATATGAACCTGTAAATCAAATAAGCCGTGAGCTAAGAGACGAAGTTGACTTCATTGAGCAGCAGCAAAGGGACTTCCAAAGAAGGAGTCGTGATGTAGCTAGTTCGGCTGCTTCCTTAAATATACCTTTTTCTCCGGGGGTTACACAACAAAGATTAAATTTTGTTGATGAAATCGACCCCCGAGAGAACTTGGTGGCAGAGGCAGCGGGAATAATAAATCGCCCACCAGCTTCGTTTGAGGATTATGTAGCGAATAATAATAGATTAGTTACTTTGGTTAGGGACCTAAATGCAATAGTACGCAACGCTAATTTTAAGCGCCTTGAGCAACAATACAATCAAGTACTTCCAGCAATTAGAGAATCCCCTCGTGGTGATGAGATTATTAATGCAATCAGGAGTGGTGCAGTTGGAGAAAATCAACGGTCAACACTTTTTGGTACAGGTATTACCACACCGCCGGATGTTGATCAACCAAACTTTAATGAAGGACCTACTAGGTTAAACTTTCTGCGGCAATGGAGAACACCTGATGATGCCGAACGAATGCGAAGATCATTGGAGTATTCTCCGCAAGAAATGCGTAATACACTTGCCGCCTTAGAAGAACGTTCTCGCAGAACAGGACAGTTGGTTATACCTGAGTTAAGAGAAGATGTGATGCGGAGCTTCGATGAAGAAGCAATCAATCGATTTGCAGGAGTGTTAAAACAATACCCTGAAATGATTCCTTTATTATCTAGAGCACCTAAAGGAGAAGCCCCCGTGGGAGGCAAAGAAGAAATTTTAAGATATTCAAATTTTATAGATTCAGTTCAACAAATATCAGATCCAAAAGATCGCGCTGCTATTTATAACAGTTTGATGAAAGAAGGTGGGATACCTCAGTATGAACTAGCTGGAATAGAGTTTGACTACACCAGCGGAAATACGGAGCGTCAGCGAAGAGCTATTGAACGCTTAGGTCAGTTAAATCCTGAAGCTGCTGAAAAATTAAGCGAGGTTTCGTCACAAGCTGCATCCACTGTCAGACCTTTGATTGGAGGAGGTAAATATGTGGGGAGGGATGATCCAGAAGCAAGAGAATTAATGAGTCGGATTGACGACCGCGCTCGCGTTTTTAAAAAAGCCGTTGACGATTTATCGCCTCAAGCTAGGACCAGGCTTTTCGATAAGTATACCCAAAGTGTAAATAACCCTACGGAACTATATGTGAGGTACAATCCAGATACGGATGAAATCACTCCAGCAAAAATAGATGATATTGGTGAAATATATGGACTAAGTATGACTAATTCTCCGCCTATGCTGCCTTCAATAGCTGACTCTACTAAGTTATCCGGCGGCGATATTTCAGAAAACGCTTTAAAGTTTTTCGCAAAAAATCCTATTTTAGGGACGTCCTCAATAAGTTTTAAAACGCTTTCTCCTGACGAAGATAGATTTACTTACGACGCCAAAGATTTACCACCAGCTGTTTCTAAAGCATTCACAGAATTTGTTTCTAAAAATGCGTTGGCTGGAATGCCTCCCGGAACTTTAGTAGTGAATAATCCATTACGGGAGTTTGATCTAGAGGAGGCTGCCGAAAGAAAAGGACGCGCCAGTTCGACATTTCGTAAGCAACAAGAAGTTATTGGAGAACCAGCAAATAAAAGAGGAGTAGCTTACCAGCGTGGCGGTTTTGGACCAGTGCAAGGTATTGAGCAAGCCCAATATGCATATATAAATAAAGAAGGAAAAGTAATTCCACTACAGCTGAAATCTGCTGAGACACCAATTCGAGGACAATTGAGCTTTAGTGGGGGTCAAGCAGAAGTCAACCAAAGTAGTTTACCGAGTAACAAGACTTATTATGCAGTTGATCCAGTAACTGGGGCTGCTGCGGGAGCGCTTGAACTTGGACGTGCCATTAAAAAAACACCAGCCTCTCTACTACCAGGAGCTGCGGATCTAATTCCAAGTCCAGAAGCAATTCAGACAGGGTATAAGCAGGGACCTGCTGCGATGGGTCGACAGATGGGTCGTGAATTTATTGAAAGTTTACCTGCGGGAGCAGCGTTTGCTGCGGCTCTATCCACTCCTGTATTAGCACCAGTGGCACCCGGCGTGGGCTTAGGATTTATTGGGTCGGCTGCTGCCAGAGCTGCAAATGAAGTTGTTCGTCAAGAAACGGGCGAAGGTATAGTGCCTAAAGTGCGTCAGTTTATTGGAACAGCACCCAGAACTAACGTTGCAGGTAAACCACGCATGGCTGCGGCACCGTTAACAGCTGAAATAAAACCATTATCTGCTCAAGGTAAAGCCGAGATGAATCGTAGACAAAACCGTAATGAGTTGCAAAGACGCATAGAGTTAGCTGGAGAGAGGTTTAACCCCCGCCGAGGCGAGTTTGGTTTGTCTGAATTATTGTTTGGTCGTTGATTTTAACTATAAGGCAGAGTTAAAGCATTAATTAACTGCGCTTTTAAAGAACATTCACTAATTTTTTACAGAAATGTAAGATAATTTTGAATTACATTTCTTGCTAAAATATATTTAGCCGCACTCACACTTGTGAGCGAACGGGATCTGATTTTCAACCTATCCTGTCTTCAAAAGAAGTGTGCGCGAAAAACATTTAGAAAACAAATACTTGATGAATGGGGGTGCTGTGCCTATTGTGGCAAATTAAATCCAGCTACTCTAGATCATGTCATTCCGAGGTCTGCAGGAGGACCGACCACTAAAAACAACCTGATAGCCGCCTGTGGCGACTGCAATATTCTTAAAGGTTCTGAAAATTGGTATATATGGTTTAGATCCCAATCCTTTTGGACGGAAGAAAAAGAAACTTTAATTCTTCACTGGTTACACCAAGATGAATTCAACTCTAGTGAGTTAACAATAGCTTCTACTGTTCCTAGTTTAATCGAAGCCGCCTAACTATTTCTTAACTAACTTTGTGAAGATTCCAGCCAAAAGTTCAACAGCTCTGTAAACTTTACCGTACACTGCGTCGTCTTTTGGTGTAGGTGTCAAGTTAACAACAGCCAGAGCCAGCACGTGGACGGCAGCAGCAACTCCTACGAGTTCAGTCCAATTTTGTGTGAGGTGGTTTAACATTTTCTTGGCAAGATCTATTAAAATTATAGTAGCACTTGCTAAATTACGCTAGAACACACGGAGATATGTTACATGGCTGAAATTGCAAAAAAGAGAGACCCTGAAAAGTGGGCCCGAGCAAAGGCTAAGGCAAGGAAGCGTATGGGCGGTCACAGCGCTAGGGCAATGCAGTTAGCTACAAAGTACTACAAAGAAATGGGTGGAAGCTACACAGGAAAGAAATCGTCTGAAAATCGTTTAAGTAAATGGGGCAAGGAAGACTGGGGCACACGAGAAGAGTACGAAAAAAAGAAATAGTGCACGATAATAAGACAAAAGAGTCCTTAAATCATGGCTGATCTAGCTCGCGAAAAAGGTCGCACTGAAAGATATTTACCTCGGGCCGCTTGGGCAAGTATGTCTCCTGAAGAACGTCGTGCAACAGATGAAAAAAAGAAAGCTGCCACGCGTGGTAAACCAGTTAACACTCACATAGAAAATACTGAAGCTGCTAAAAGAGCAAGTGCTAAGGCTCGGGCTTATCGTGCATCCAAGGGGAAGTAAGTCTCATCTCGCCTCCTAACAAATCCTGAGCGTTGGAACCATCTGGAGATAATTCGGTGTACACAGGTTTCCTAAGTTTTTGTTCTTCCTCTTTCCATTTTTTTTGCACTTCTGCTGTCTCTTTATCTAACTCCTCCAGAAAAAGCAAAACTCTAAACTCTGTCCAGTCGTCTTGACAGTTGTCCTTAATCCTTTGTATAAGTTTATTTCTGGTTAAACCTGAAAAAATCTGTTCTAAGAAGATAATAAGTTCATAAATTAAGGCATTCACTCTGTTGTAGTTCTTTTTGTTTTCCATGGTTTAGAATCTTACTAAACAGGTGGGTTTTTAAAATGGCTGAAGTAACGTTCAACCGTGAGATTGGAGCTGCTCCCGAAGGTATTACCCGTTTTGGTCAGGTCCGAACTAGTAACGGATCTAACGTCACTATAAACAATTATCGTTCGTTTGCGGGGGATGGTTCCTTTCCTTTAGCTGATGTTTATGAGATTACTTACGGAACCACAGGGACAGCTACCGTTACTTTGACAGCTGAAGCTTTTGCTGTGCGTGGTGTGCGCGTTCTTAAAGCAGATGGAACTGTAGCTGGTGAAGCTGAAGCACCTAAAATTACTCGTCGAGCTGACTCAAGCTTTACTTATTCAGTAACTAACAACGATACAGCTACTGTGTATGTAGACCGCAGTGATCGTAGTGCTACAGAGTATCGGGTAACTATAACTGCCGCGTAATATTTATTTTCTGTTTTTTATCTGTAGTTAACCAAAAGAACCTTTCTTTTTTGTCGGTTCTTTGCAAGAGTACCTAAAGCTTGTTCGTTGGCCATGCGGTTATCTTCAAAAGGACTTGATTTAATTAAAGAATTTGAAGGCCTGGAGCTAAAGGCATATCGGTGTCCTGCGAACATATTAACAATAGGTTACGGCCACACAGGTTCTGATGTTAAGGAAGATTTAACTATTACCGAGGAACAAGCTAACCGTTATTTAATGAGTGACACTGAGAGTGCTCAGCAGTGTGTAAGTTCTTTTGTTGTAACAAAACTTAATCAGAATGAATATGACGCTTTAGTTTCGTTCACTTTTAATGTAGGTCCAACAGCATTTGTAAACTCAACTTTATTAAAATTACTGAATGAAGGAGTGACCAAAGTAGTTGTCTCTGCTGAATTTTTACGCTGGGTAAAAGCCGGTGGCGAAGAGGCGTCTCCCGGATTAGTACGTCGTCGTGAGGCTGAGCGTAAATTGTTTCTAGAGAAAGTTAAACATCCTTTGCTGTCAAAATCAATTTTAGCTCGACAAGATACTTGGTTAAAACGTCGTCCGATAGCGAGCAACGAGCTAAAACCCGAAGAAAAACTGTTTGTACCGAAAGATTCAGCGTGGCAGTGGACCGAACTAAGGATGTATGCAGGTGAAAACCATCAAAAAGTCTTTCTTACAGCCGAGCCCGCAGGTGATTGGTGGATTTTTCCTGACCACTGGAAAATTATTAACGATGTAGAAAAAGATGTTGTAAAGAAACCGACTGCTGAAATTAGGTTAGCGGTGCCTTACTACTCGCAACGTGACAACTATAAAGACCCTATGCGCACATGCTACTCAAGTAGCTGTGCCATGATGTTGAGTGGTTTAGATCCTGAGGCTATAAATATAGATGACGAGTATATAAAAGTTGTATACAGCTATGGGGACACCACCGAAGCTTCGTCGCAGCTCAAAGCTCTTAAAGATTTTGGAATTTCGGCCTCTTTTGTTCAAACTGGGACGTGGAGTGATATCGAATCTTTGCTGCAAAAAGGCATTCCGGTTCCTATAGGTATTCTTCATAAAGGTCCTGTCACCGCACCAACGGGGGGAGGTCACTGGATTTGTTGTATAGGCGTAACTGCCGATAGAAAAAATTTTATTGTTCACGATCCGTTCGGGGATTTAGATCTTGTCTCGGGAGGCTATATCTCCAGTGATGGCAAGAGTAAGTTGTACTCCAAGAAGAATCTTGGCCCCCGGTGGATGGTCACTGGTGATAAGAGTGGTTGGTATATCAAGGGGTCCAAATAATGGCTAGAGATTACGCCAAGGAGTATAGAGAGCACGGAGGCACGGAAGAGCAGAAGAAACGTCGTGCCGCACGAAATAAAGCTCGTCGATACATGGAAAAAAATGGCCGCGTACATAAAGGTGACGGTAAGGAAGTAGATCATAAAAACTTCAACCCCGAGGACAACAGCCCTTCAAATCTTCGTGTAGTGTCTGAAAAAACTAACCGCGAGAAACAGCCCAAACGGAGTTAGACTAGAAAAATGGAAAAGCACAACTTCATGCAACGTCCGGGCGGTCTCGGCCCGATGGCTGAGCGAGTTAAGCCTATCGGTACGCTTGCGACTGAAAAGCCTTCTATGTATGCCAATACGGCTGAAGCAATTGAAGCTCGACGGGCTATAACAATTGATGACATGAATCGGATCTATACCCAGTATCGTCGCGACCGTGGTGAGTATGCTCGCGAACCTATTGGTCCTATTCAATATGGTGAAGGAAATATTGTTGAGAGTGCAGAGTTAACTGGACTAGCAGGGTATAACCACAAGGATTCTCTGAAGATGCCTATGCGGGCGCTTGATATGAGTAAAGCTCAGTACCTGGTGGATACACAAAATACTATGACTCCTGATATGAGAGCAAAGTTACAAATCCTGACCGCATCACCTGACCAAACGTTTTTAAATGTACCTGATCAAGCGTACGCTTCGTACCCTCAAAGTTACAGAACGGCTGGATCTTTGCCTATGCAAATGCCTTTAAATATGCCCAGGGTTAAAAAATAATGATGACTAACGGCGGTGAACCTATTCGTATGGCAGGGATGCGTCTCGGGCTGGGCCCAGCTGACGTTGCTAGGTTGGTGTCAAACCCAACTGAACTCACTGCTAGATTAAGGTACCAACAAGCGTTCCCCCGTAGCTAGTGAAGCTTCATTCGGCTGAGCTCAATTGGATCACACCAAAATCTGAAAAGACTATTGCTCGTCACGCACGAGTATCAACCAAAGATCCAGAGAGAGAAGAGTTTACTAGACTCTTAAGTTTTTGTGTTAGGCATGGGCATTGGAGTGTATTTGAGCAAGCTTCGGCATCTTTCGAAATAGCTACAACTCGGGCGATCTCGCCGCAACTATTACGTCATCGCAGTTTTACCTTTCAAGAGTTATCGCAAAGATATTCAGACCCAAGTGAGGTTTTACCTGATGTTAAAAACGAATTCAAATTTGATCTGCGACTACAAGCGGAGACTAACCGACAAAGCAGCGCAGAAGAGATATCAGAAGATCTACGAAACTACTTTTGGGAGAAACTTAAGTTTATTGATCAAGATATTAAAAGTGTATACCGCGAGATGCTTGAGCTTGGAATAGCAAAAGAGTGTGCACGAAATGTTTTACCAGAGTACACAACAACAAGAGTGCACATGAGCGGCACAATAAGATCTTTTATTCATTACGTTGGCCTGCGTGGGAAAGAGAATACCCAACTAGAGCATCGTAATATAGCCCACAGCATTGGACGTATTTTAAAAAAAGAACTTCCTACTATTTACAAAGCAATTAAAACCGTTGACGATCCCTCTTTAGCAGGTTGGAGTTTTGGTGAGTCTACCTAGTCCAAGGGTCTATATCTGATTGAGCTTCAGAAGAAGCTAAAGTGTTTGCTCTGGTTTGTTGAGCCTGTTGAGCTTGTAGAAGACTAATAAATTGTTTGTGTTTCTGTAGTTCTAGTACTAATTCTTGATTCTGAGCTTTAACCCAATTTTGTGCATTAAGAGTAAGTTCTTCAAGCGTACTCTTTGTGTGAGGAAACTCAAAAACCACATGGCCTTCGTTTTTAACGTTTATCGTTTTTCCTCCTGTATTTTTAGCTAGAGAAGATAAGAATGCGTAGGCACGTTCAGGCTCGATGTTTGCAAGGTACGCGAGTTGAAAAGGATCAACAAGACCACCATTATTTTCGTAAAGAGCTGTAAAAGTTGACGTGACTTTTATTGAAGTCTCCTCTTGACTTTTGGCAGCCCACGAACGTTCGCGCACAATACTGGCACCTCCTAGTAAACCTCCTCCAAAAGCAAGAGCTGCTCCAAGGTTTTCAGGAGAAGCCACTGCTGTGTAGGCGCCAATCCCTAAGACTCCGGCGATTACTAGTGTTAGATCAAGTTTCGGTAGGCGTGTCATGTTTTTGAAAGGCAGAGTTCCAGATGGATGTCGTGGGATCTTGAGCAAACTCAACTGGTGAGGGCAGTCGATCAGGCCCGGTTGCAGCCCGGTCCGACTTTAGATCATATCCTTTCAAACGCAAACCCTTCATAGAAGGAATACCATCTTTTAACAGAAGCTCAATGCCGTCCAGTTTAAGGATGTTGATTAGAGCTTCTTTGGTTCGCTCAATGAATCTGTGTTTAGCTGCTGGCTTATAGCCACAGGCCTTGCAGAAGTTTGCATAGCTAGGATACAGAGCACCATATGAGTTTGATACGTACATACCTTTTTCGGATTCGTCCACCGAGGGCTTTCGTGCTCCTTGACCAATAGGTGTGTGCGTATTTGGTGCATACAGACAACAGTCGTTAAGCCACGAAACGAATTGATTATTGAACAAGAGCGCATCTATATTTGTCTTGTTAAGTGAAGGCACATGCTTAGTTGGGTTAGCTAAAACATCCTTCATTTGGTCGTAAGACATAGACAGCGCCCATGTGACAATGCCACTCATTTCAGGTTCAAACGACCCTTCGATATGATCATCGTGGACACTGATTAGTTCTTTTCTGGAACTAGGAGGTACAACCTTGTCCATAAGAATCGTAAGTCGTCTCCTTTCGAGTCCACTACTAGAATCGTTAGACGTTATGTGTTCATTACTAGCTATACAGACCAAGCATTCAGGTTTAAAACTGATAATCTCTTTGCCGTACTTCCGCTCGGCACGTAGTGTATCTGAGGCGGAGGTGAGCTTTTTAAGTATGTCCATACGTTTGTTGTAGTTGCTTTCATCTGTAAGCAAAAGCAAGCGCTTACTTATTAGGTTGTACGTTTCAAATTTGTTAGTCTCAATAATCTCAAGGCTAGACGTATGTGTTCCGTGAAAGCCTGCTAACGCAACCATGATTTGTTGCATGGTTGATTTTCCTGTTCCGCCAGGACCGACTAAGTGTAGAAACCGTTCTCCTGCTGTGTAACCCGTTAGTATTGCTCGGGCAAAAGCTTGAATCAAAAGCTCCTGACCCGCATTAAGTGAATTCTTTAACCAGGCTTTAAACTCTGGGCACTTTGCCTTACCGTTGTAAGCGTATTGCAGTTTGTGTCTTAAGAATAAGTTTTTATGTTTTCCCTCCAAGAATTCAAATGTGCGTGTATCTAGTACACCGTTCTGAAAAGCAATAAGACCTTTTGACTTACTCCAAATACTTTTTCTACCTCCATCATCGGAGCGCAAAAGCTTGGCTTTCAGTATTAAGTACACACTGTTTATTGTTGCTGAAGTGTATTTAGGCAATACACCAGCTAAAACAAATGAGTCGAGTGCCTTAACAATCCTTCGTTTGATATGTTGTTCATCCTGTTGATACCACAGGTCATAGTCAAAGTCGTAATGATAAAACTGATCTAGGCTACTGTCGTACAGAAAATCGTCGCCCTGATTAGTGACGATTATGTCTGCTACATCGTTTTCGGAGAACTGACGATTCTGACTGTTCCCTGCGTTTTGAAGATTAATGAGCTGTGTGGGTGTTGATGGAACTTGCATTTGATTTTCTTGTGTAGTTTTTGAGATAGCCTTGTCTGGTTTGGCTTCAATCGGGCTGTCGAGTAGAAAGGAAGAAAAATCTAGGACAGCGTTTACTTGTGCTTTTTTGAGTTGTTTGAGTTGTTCTTTGATCTCTTCAGTCGCATGTTGTTGATAGAGCTTGTAGTCGATATTCTTAATTTTTTTCCATATGGCCAGAGAACCTAGGTCTGAAGCCAGAGCGATCGCAGGCTGGATGTCAGTCGCGTCTTTTATCGAGTTTAAGATTCGGTCAAATTTGCTGTCCAGATCGTGAGGGTAGGCATAGATATTATAGAACGCTTGGTGTGCTACTGTCAATGCTGATGCGCACACAGGCATACCCTGTGTTGTCAACCAGTTACTCCAGCCTATGAGCTCCTTGAAAACCGCTGCCATTGTTGAGCTTCGGTCCTCTACTGCCTCGCCATCTAGAACTGAACGTACAGTAGTCGATACCAGTTTTTTAAGATCTAGTCCAGCTTCGCTGAGCGTCAGTGTATTCATTATGTCTTCGGCAGTTTTATCGTCCCGGCTTTCTTCTTTTGGTGCAGCTAAATATGCTCGGTGAGCTTCATCCTGTTTTGAAGCTGGTATGTAGTTACCAGATATGTCGAAAACTTTCTCACCTTTTTTGGGGCCGTAAAAGAGGTTGGGTACCGTTGTCGCTCTTATATCTGAGCCAGGAATCTGTGCGTATATCTTCTGTGTAAAAAATTTATAAAATCCTGGGTCAATTATCGGTTTCTCTAAGCCAAAAACTAATCGGAACCGTGGCCACTCTGATGTTGTTGAGGGAGAGTAATAGGCAAGCGTTAGATATTTTTTGCAAATGTCTAGTTCGAGTGCTTGGTCAAAAGTAAGTTCTTGTCTCTGTACCTTGTTTCCATCGGAATCTTTCCGATCTTCCTGGTTATCTATATCAACTATGATCATTCCAGCTTTGATTACGCCGGTCGATTCGGATTGTCTCTTGCCTTCAAGTAGGTGCCACGCGCATAGACCATAACCCTGTGATAACTCGGTTGCTAGATCCGACGCACTCAGCTCCTTCGCTATCCAATTAAGGTTGAATGCTGCGAAGTTTCCGCCTACAGGTATCTTTCCAGTTTTTGGATGGACGTGCTGAGCGACTACTTCGTTTACAGAACAAATGAACTTCATGACGTGCCTTGGATAGCTTAGTCTGCCAACAAAAGGGGTTGTGCACCCGAAATAAATCCTTTAGACATTGTCTGTTTCTCTGTGCTCGGTCGGATCATTAAGTTACTTGCTGCATATCGTAATATTGTTTCACAACTTCGAACCAACTTTCTTCGTCTCTTTCAATTTCTTCAGGGCCAAACGTAAATATTTGAGTGTTGAATTCTTTAATAGCTGTGGCAACAATTATTTGCGTTTTGTTTATCTTAATACCTAAACAACTTTCAGCTGCTGCTTTATATGCTGCTAACTGCAGTCGTGTTTTCTTAACTTTAAAAACACCGGAGACTAAAGCTTTTCGTATTTCTTCGCTCATTGCTTGTTCTTTTCTAGGAAACTTTGCTGCATAAGGTCCGTTACTGGTTTTGAAGTCAGCCAAAATTATCTCGGCATTTTCGTTCATGTAAATTAGGTCACAACAGCCAGCGTATCCGTGACCCGTTACTGGATCGTAGTAGTGAATTCTTCCGACTCCGTCGTCTCCAACATACTTACTCCACTTGGGTTGGTTGAATGGTTTTTCTGACCACAGCACTCGTCCTCCTTTGAGTAAGTTATCCAGTAATTCAGGTATACCATCCCAATAAAGTTTGTACTTTTCAGGAGGAACGACTCGCAGTCCCTTTAAGTAGTTTTCTGCACTGCCGTGGATCCACGTTCCTCTTTCGGCTGCTTGGTCGGCAACACCCGGATTTAACAGATTCCAAGTCGCGAGTTTTTGTCGCGTTTTTTCTGTTTGAGCTGTGCTTAGGATTGACGTGACAGAAGGAAGTGGTTTAGGAACACCATTACAAACGTAATGCCTTAGTCCGTTTAAAGTTACCCTTGTTTGGGACACAATGTGCGTGTCAACTTATGTAATTCTAGAAGGAATCCGAGATAACATCATTTTCTTCTTCGTCTTCTTCGTCATCGTCTACGAAGAACTCACTAGCTTGATATTGATAGTCACGGTTACGTTGATCTAAATCGTTCATCAGACACAGCGCGGACGAAAAACCATCTAATGTGATTGACGCACAATCCTCAGCTGATCTCGCTTCTCCGTGGTAATCCACGCACTCAGTGAGTAGTTGTGTACTTATCAACACTGCCGCTATCTTATCCAGCTTTAGACACTGCTCTTTTTGTAGAGCAATAAGTTGGTCCAAGGCCTTATAGAGTTGTTTACTCATGGTTGGGGGGTCTTTGGGCGCAGCCAGCCTACTTCGTACTCGATAACTGTACTCGTAAATTTTTGTCCATCTTTTTTGAAAACAAACCACGCTGAGGTTACTGAATCCTTTAGTTGCTTACCATCTGCACGGAATGACGGTCTAGGGCTTAGAATCTTTAGATTTACTAAGGAAGCTGATTTAAGAAAGGTTTCGCGATTGCGTACAGGTTCTAAAAAAGTGATTCGATCCAGTATGCATATTCCTTGTTTTGCCACGTCTAAACCGTATTCAATGACCCACGGCGTGTATTCACCTAGTCCTTGTGTTATTGCAATTACCCAGTCAACCTTACCCCTCTGAGTTTCCCACCAGTTTTTATCTTGGATGTTTTGTTCTGATACGTTCGTAATAATGTCTGTTACGTTAGAGTCTTTAACTTGTTCAAAAAGTTGGCCGTCAAAATCTGCTGGTAAGAGGACCGTGCCAGAGCACAATTTTGAGTCGGCAATAGGGCCAAAAATAAATTTCGGCACGTGGTAAAACGCCATTGATACCAAATTGTTCTAAAAATGTAGAAAAAAAACGCCTTCAAACGAAGGCGCGTTCCCCATGTCCTTAGACAGTTTACGTCAAAAATCCAGACCAGCCGCTTTTAGCGCCGCTTTCTGTTCTTCGTTCAGCTCTCGTCCTTTAGTTGGTTTTTGAGCTGGCGTCGCTTGAGGTACTTCAGCCTCAGCTTTTTTTGGAGCTTCAGCAGCCGGAGGCAAGGAAGCCCTGTGCGAATCAAAAGAACCTTCTAATCTTTTGGGATGAGCCTCCATAAAAGCTTCCTTAATACCACCGTGGTCTTCACCCAGAGGTAATTCAACCAGATTAGAACCGGGGATAGAAGAACGTAATGCAGCTGATACCAGCTCTGTTCCAGAAGTCTCAAGCCAGGAAGATACATCCTGTATGAGCTTTTTCTCCTCGTCATTCTGTGAAGGTCGATCCTTAAACTCTAATGCGTTGTAGTTTATCTTTGGACCATCAGCTCCTGTAAAGGCATCGCGTTCGTTAAATGATTTCTGCACGAACTTGGTACTTGTTACTACTTCACCTACGTTTATACGATTGTTATACAGCGTCTGGAAGTACGAGATAAAGTTTTTTTGGCTTGACTTACCGCTGATGATGCTCGTACAGACACACCGTGGAGGTAGTAGACGATGATTCGGTGAAACACCGATAAAACTAATTCGTATAAATTCTTCGTGCGCCCGCATGCCGAGGTTACCAAAGAATGGTGTGAAACCAAGCAAGATGAACTCGATGGGTATGCCATTGTCGTTGGTGTCAACGATGGCCGCCTCAGGATCACTGTCGGATTTCCAACGACGAGCCTGCAAATCAATTCGTAGTGTGTGGGGGGGAATCTGACAAAGGATTTCATCAGCTGAGAATTTGCCTGCGATAAATACCATGGTTAGTTAAAGCGAAAAATCGAGAGAACCGAGAGCAGCAGTAGAAACTCGACCCTTTTCAGGGTCTGCAGCCTTTGTGGGGGCTGCTTTTTGTGTGCGCGGCAGATAAAGAATCTTATCCACGCCGTAGTTCAAGAATACTCTTTCGTCTTTTTCGGATGTGCTTACCCTTCCAACAGCAATAGTGGGGGTTCCTGCAGGTAGCTCTGCCAGTTGAGCTGACAGTTCATTCCAGCAAGATATCTTCATCCAGTTTGTTTCTTGGTTTTCATCCTGCCAAGCCAAAGATCTGTTGGTAACTGTGTTGTCACCAAGTTGATTTTCTTCAGCTTTTGGACCAAGGCCACCCGTGGCTATATAAAGATTGATAGCAAGAAGGTCATCCCAGTTGTCTTTTCTGGCAATTAGCATTGGTTGCATCTTTAGCAAACCATCCGGGTCCGCTTTGGTTGGTCCGATAGCAAGGAAAACTTCCTTATCTTTAAGTTTCTTTAGTAGTTTTCCTACATAGTGATCTGCTTTCTGACTTAAAACTACTTTTGTCGGAATTTTCTTTTCGGTTGAAGGTAAAGCTTCTGCGTTTAAAGTGCAGCTGCCTTCACTTTCTATTGGTTCGTCGGTGACGCGGAGACCTAAAAGGAGGATGTTCATTGGTTAAACAAGCGATAGATCGAAGAGCGGTGAACTTTAAATGCCTTAGCGATGTCCTTGACAGGAGTGCCTTGGCTTGCGAAGGCTAGCGCCAATTGCCTATCTGCGCTAGTAAGCTTTGAGGCTTTCATATTTTTGTAAGTATTGTGGAAAGGGTTTATGCAGTTTTTTCTTTTGCATTTGGGTAGTACAAAAGAATCTTTAGGTATGTCTAGGTACGTAAGTATTAAAGGACGTACGTAGTATTTAGTTCCTAACGCATATATTATTGGGGTGTTGTTGCAGTATTTTCCTTGCCAAGTAAAGCATTCTGTATGACTAAAGTTACTAAAAGCTAATTTGTTAAAAAATTCGCTTAACTCACAAGATTCAATTTGTCCGTATACGAGTGTAAATGCGTCTGCTTGAAGTCCTCGTGCAATGTCTACTGCTTGTGCCTTAGCGTGGTTGTTATCGTTAGCTTTTACGCAGAGTTGTATTTCTTTTTTATTTTTTTCTACGACTAAACAATACTCATCCATCTAGATCCTTTATTGGTTTTTAAACTTTGAGCATATCGTAAACACCACCTTTGCCTGGTATGTTGCCTTCGCGAAGCAAGCCTGTAATATTTCTGTCTAAGAACGCCTTAATTTCTGCGTCACTAAAGCCTTGTTGACGAGCAGCTGTCAGATCTTCTCCTCCAAAATAAGAAGCGTCAATACCAAAACCAGTTGAGATTTCTCTAGGTTTTTCTGAAGCTGACTCTGGGGCTTTTACAAACTCTTGAGTTTGCAGCGGGTTGTCAAATCTAGGCGTTGGAGCTGGGGCTGGTGCCGGTGAAGTGGGAGCAAGTGATTTTGTTAATTCGTCATACAGACCACCTCCTCCTTTGATATTTTGCTCCCTTAGCAAGGAAGGATTTTGATCTAAATAATCTTTAATTTGTTGATTACTGAAACCTTGTTGACGAGCAGCTGTTAAATCTTCTCCACCAAAGTACTTAGGGTCGATCCCGTAGGCTGTGGAGATTCCCGCTGTTATTGGGGCTACATTTTCTGCTTTTTTAAATTCCTGCGTTTGTAGTGGATTTGCGAATTTCGATGGGTCTGCCATCCGAGTCAACGATGGTGGTGTGCCGTATTTACCCGCTAAAACTTCTGACTGTACAACAGGGTTTACAAAAGAGTAGTCAAACCCAAATTGCTTTTGAAGATCTTCAGCCAGGTTCAACCGGCCAGGACCAAAAAGTTGTTTATTTTGTTGTAGGTAGTTTTTAACATCTTGCTCACTAAAGCCTTCACTTAAGGCTTTTTCTAAATCTTTAGCACCGTAGCCAGGTCCCCCGAGGTTACCGTATGCGTTCCAGTTGTAGCTTCTTGTGGTCGGTCCAGTTGGTCCAGTCGGTCCAGCAGGCGCAGCTTCTTTTCTCTCAGGTATGAGTGAGAACTCACTTGTGTATGTCGTCGTGGGAACTTTTGGTGTTTTGTAACTTAAGACACCACCCCTACCTTTAGTCGTGAATTGTGTTTGTGTGTTATATACAGGCTCAAATCCTTCTAAGTTTGCCTTACCCTTGTCATCGTTGCCAAACAAATCGACTAGGTTCAGGCCTAACCGCTGTCCTGCTACGTCTAAAAAACCTTTGGGTACTTTATATCTAGAGGCAGTCATAGGTCGAAAGCTTTATCTTCAATAGTATAGTTTAAAACAAGACTTAAAACTATCGCGGGGCTTCAAACGTTTTAAAGCCAGGAAATCGAGCTGCGGCTCGTAGGTTCCCTGTTAGCCGAGGTTCGTTACTGGGGTCTTCTTCGTACAGTCTTTCTTTTGCCTCAGCACTCTTTTTTTTGTACGTGTTCCTCAGCCCAGGAAAGTATTCGAGAAGTTTGGATGAGTCTGATGAGTCTTCTAAACTGACACCAAAATAATCACCAGCGTATCTTGTAGCCATGGCAAACTTTTTTTACTAGTTTACTTGTTTTCTACAAAAAAACGCATCAGGTTAAAACCAGGTCCGATTAAATTTTTAAGTACTCTCATGTTCATCTTGGCCTCCTCGTGGTCTTTATAGATCTTTGCTTTACCACGTTCTGTCGTGTAGGTTACAAGACTTTGTTTTTGTCTATCTAAATAATCTCGTACGTAAGTATCACCTTTCGTGATAACCCACACCTCTTGGAATTTTAGAAGGGGCATGTGCTGAGTTTCTCGAAATGTGTGAAACTTCCGAGAGTAAGTTACTTGTTTTTTAACTTTTTCGCTAGTTACTTTTGTAGGTTTAGTTAGGGTTTGCGGTTTATCTTTATTTTTCAGATTTTTTTGGAGGTTACGTGCTTTATTTGCCGCTTGAAACGCTGTGGGAAATACTTCTGGAGTCAAATGAACTTGATCGTTTAACTTTACGCAACCGTAATAGCCACCCTCAACTCTCAACGTAAATACGATTTTACTCGGATTTGCATCGTAGATAACTGAAGCAGCACTTAGTAGCTTAAACAAATTTAAAGTTGTCGTTTGCTTTTCCATTAGAGCTCTGGTAATTTTTGCAAAGAGTAACTCAACGTTTATTCGTTGTCCAGCAAAGCTAGCCGCATTTGTTCGTGTCTCGAAGGAGTTTTTGAACCGTCCCACAACACATCGACATAAACCCGACGGTGCCCTGTTGAAGTTCGCTTTATCCCTGTTGCAGAAACAGTCCCTATTCTTGTATCCGCCATAATTCTAGTTACCACGTTTTTAGAAACGCTTGATGCAAATGGACTAACACACATTTGTTGCATTTTGTTTATCTCCCTGACTCGATCACCTTCTTTAAACTTTCGCTTTGGTTCGGGAGCTTGACTCATTTTTCTGCCCATGTGTCTGCAATAGAAGCGTCGGCTTTGGCTGGAACAACTTTTAAAATAGTCTCTGCTGCCAATGTCATTGATTTCTCAAGGATTTCTTTAAACTGGTTTGCTCTGCTTTCAGTGACTTCCAGCACAATTTCATCGTGCACACAAGCCACTAATGAAGCTTCTTCGTCTAGATACTTACCTAATTCAGCCAAAGAGAGCTTAAGTATGTCTGCACCTGCCCCTTGAATTAGCGTGTTTGCACAAGCCGTCATCAGAGCATCGTCATAAGACAAAAGGCGTCGCCTACCCAGCGGAGTGCGAACGTAGCACCAGCCATCAGCAACCATGGCCGATCTTTCGCGGTGCCACTCACGCAGCCGTGGGTACGCTGTGTGGAAGGCTGTGTGCGCTACCTTAGCGTCTGATAACGAGATAACTTTGCCTGACTGAGCCGCATAAGTTTTATATTTTCGATAACCCATTCCATATAACAAAGCAAAATTAAGTGTTTTTCCCTCTTGCCTCTGGTGTTTTTGTACCTCCGTTACAGGAATTTTGTAAATTAAACTTGCAGTAACCGTATGCAAGTCCTGTTCGTTTTTAAAAGCTTCGATCATTTGAGGGATATTTATCAGTTCTGCCCCTAACCGAAGTTCAATCTGCGAAAAGTCGCAAATTACAAGTTTATAACCAGTTTGTGCCCTGAAACAACTTCTAAATTCGTTGCTCCTTGGTATTTGTTGAGCGTTAATTGCAAACTCTGTTTTTTCCTTAGCAGCTGTTTGTTTTTTTGCGCCTGAGGACGTAAACCGACCGCTGTTAGCACCGTATTGGTTATAACCGCTGTGAATTCGTTGAGTTATCGGGTTTATATTGTTTATAAGTTTTTCTACGTGCTCTAATTTAGTTTCTACTTTCACTCTCTTTCTGTACATATTTAGTATTTCGTCTTCGCTATCAAATTCACTTAAAGCAACTTGAGAAAGTGTAGGCTTACCGGTTGTTCCATCCACAGGCAGATTGATCCCCAGTTCCTGAAACAATCGGATGCACTGCACTCCTGAACCAGGGTTAAATTCTTTCTTTGGTTTTTTTCCTATAGCTAATGTTCCATCTAAATTTTTAGGAAGTTTAAGTTCTTCAGGAAGTGCACTATCCAATGCCATACAAAACTCTAAAGTTTTATCCGTAAGCTCCTTACTGATGCTAAATTTTAATTCCATTAGTTTAGTGACATCTACATTAAATCCTTTGTGACACATAGTAGCTACAGATCGAATACACTTAGATTCAAGTGAATAAATATCAAGTAAAGATTCCTCCACAAGTTCTTTTAATTGGCTGGCCGCCACTCGTGGGAGGAGGTCTACGTCTTTAGCTGCATATTCAATCTGTTCAATCTTCAGATCTTCTTTAGACCAATCAGATCTTTGTTCTTCTTTATCTAATTCAATATCTAATCGTCGTTTAACAACAGCTTTTAAGCTGCACGACACGTCTGCAAAATAAGGTTTTTTAGCTTGCGGACTTATTCGTTTTTCTTTAAAACCAGCACGTAAACAACGCTCCGCAATATAAGTGTCAAATATTTTATTCTTGTAATCAATTCCTATTTTTAGTAGGAACTGGAAATCAAAGTTCATTGAGTGAGCCACGAGCATCTCGCGACTCTCAATAAAAGCTTTTAGTTTGCTGTGATCTGGAATCTTAAACATATCAAAAACGTAGATGTCCCTGTCATCGTCGTTTTCTTCTGTAGAGCAAACTTGAATCAACCTAACATCTGCTATACGAGCATCTAATCCAGTTGTTTCAGTGTCAATGCAAAGTTTTTTGATCTTATCTAATTGAACTAAAGCTTTATCAAACTTATCTTGTGATGTTAAATACAATAAATTCATAATAAAAAAGGGCGCCCAGAGGACGCCCGAACAGGTGGGCTAGGCTTCACACACTATATACGCTACGGGTACGGACCCTTTGGCTCCAACGTGTGGTTACAAAGTAGCTGATATCTCCCCATTGATTAGCCACAGTAAGTCCTGCGGGCGTCAGTTCAACAGCGTATACAGTGCGGCGCAAGAGATCCGAGTTCCCGTTGGGCTCAGAGTCTTTCGAACCAAACTCAACTGTTTTTTCCATGCTTACCATTCCCCAGGAAGCCAGCAAAGCTAGGCCATCACGGAGAGCAATGTACATAGGTGACGCGTGGTAGACCTCGTTCCTACCGACTCCAGGAGCCTTAGAGATTGGACGGTAGCTTCCGTTTTCGCTCTTAATAAATCCCCTAAAGCAGTCTGAGTCGGCACTCACTTCACCTCTATAAGCAAGGTAGTTAACCGCTTCAACAGCTACTTGGCGGAGAGTTTTTTTGTGTCCGTCTCTTAGGGATACCAAGAGCATTGCTGCTCCAAGTCCTTTGATGTGGTCAATCTGGTTTATAGCAGCAACAGCTTCGTCTGGATCAGAGAAACTTTTGCTAGGAGCAATGTCTACGATGCGGTTCATCGGAGCAGTGCGGCGCTTCTTACCTGGTGTGAGACCTTCAATCGCACATTTAGCGGCAAGAGAAGCCAGTGTGGGGTTCTTCTTTTCTACACTGAGAGAAAAGAGCTTTTTCGCGTCAACGTCGCGCAAGTTTATGTGATCAAGAATGTTGATCGTTATTGAGGCTTTGGTTTCTGTGGCCGAAAACAATGCGTTGGCTTCAGCTGTGTCTAGCAAAGCGTCGCCAAGTTTGAAAGAGAGTTTCATAAAGGAGGTGATGACCAAGAGCAGTTAAACACTTACATACTAAGCTTGCAACCTTTTTATGAAAACTTAAGGTTTGAGAGCTTTGTTTTGTGCTCTGCATAGGTAGCAAAGCTGGCGGATAAGGTTGTTGTGGCGTCCCATTGAATGATCTCATCTGCAAGCAGAATAGCTATGCAACGAAACTCAAACTCGTCAGAAAGAACCATAAAATTTTTTACTTCTTCTATTCTTGAAATAGCAAAAGCTTCTTGTAAAAATATAGTCAAAGGTAGGGAACACTCAGAAATAAGACCTTCGTCAGTTATCTGTGTAAAGTTAAAAATATTATTTTTAGTTAGAAACACTATGTATGTCTGGTTATAGTGAAAAGTAAGTTCAAAATTATTATCTAAGCTTTCTTTGTTTTTTTCTAAAAGTACAAAAAGATTAGTTAACCATTTCTCGAGTTCGTTTGTCGAACGCCGTGGGCAGTATTGAAACAAAACGTCGCTAATATCTTTCTGATCTTTACTTCTACTCATGGGTACTCTATAGCAGACCAGTAGCGTTTACCGTCGAGTATCTTATAACAAATTTCAAGTTGAGTACCGTTTGTTGTTCGTACGTCACCTAAGTGAGCTTGAGTGTCGTAGTAGGTCTGCTCCCTTTCGTAGTAATCAATGATGTCCTGAATCACCTGGTGATCCGATTGTCTTTTAGTGTTCATAATTAAGTTACTACCTTAAAGATGTTTGAAATAATTCAACAGACTTAGGGTCATCGTTGACATTAACTAAGAAAACTTCATCACTAAATTTATGTAGGACGTTAGCTTTTTGACCTATACAAAAAGTATTCCATTGAAGGCATGTTTCGTCTTTAAATTCATTTAAACGGCGTACAAGAGGATCTGATATTTCAGACTCACCATCCGTGATTAGTAGAACGTCGGCTTTGGCATCAATCTGAGCCTTAGTCAGCGCGTGGTTTAATACAGCTGAGAAGGCTGTACCACCTCTTGTAGACCAGGTCATCACAAAGTTTAAGAGTTTTTCGTTATTGTTTCGATCACTTTTTAAAATTATGCTTTCTTGTATCACTGTATCAAACAGATGAACTTGAAGTTCTCGCTTCTGCTCTAAACATTCTTCAGCAACTACATAAGCAATTGCTTTGCTCCATATCTCTGAGCTTCCAGACATTGATCCGCTTACGTCTATGTACATAACAACGGGCCCTTTAGATATTTCTTTTATCTTTGCTTCGTAGTCTTTAGTTAATAAAGTTTTCTGTGAATATTTAAGAGCAAACAAAGTCCGTCCTATAGTGTCTCCAGCTAGAGCTAATTCAACAGGGAAGATATTCTTAATATCGTCCGAGAACTTAGCCCCCACAATGTCACTGTAATTACTTTGTGCTTGCTTAGCACGTTTCCTATTATTCCAAGCTTTTCTTAGGGCTCCAATTTTATTAATCAGCTGTTTCAAACGTTTGTTCTGTTTCAGTGTTTGTGCCAAGTGTCTCTTCGTTTCTAAATCGTCACTGTGGGAGCCGATTCCTTTGTTAGTACCTGCTAACGTATCGAGTGCTTCCTTTAACTCCTCTGCTTCTTCGTTTACTTTATCTATTACGTTTGATACAGCAGGCTGCATTTGAGATCGCACATCACTAAAAGTTTTCTCCATTTGTTTTCCTAGTTCCTTACCTAGTTGTCTAAATTCAGCCGCTTGTTTTTCATTGCCTTCTTGCATAGCTTGCATAAATTTATCCCGCAGTTCTTGTATCTGCTTTCCTCCTTTAATCAGTGCCTGACCAAGTAATTCATTTTCTTCTACTTGTTTTTCTATAAGTTCGCTTAGTTTGTTTATTATGTTCACTGCATTGTTACCTGCATTGAATTGATTACCGCACGATAAAACAGCTAAGTTAGGCCACATCGGGGATTCGCATACGTCATTGAACAAGCCCACCCAAAAGGCATTCTCAGGTTTATACCCCGCTGGATGCGCTGGGTTGTGACCATCTTGCTTGAGTCGAAAGTAATCTTCAACTTCATCTAAACTTATTAAAGGAGTAACCGCACCACCGTTGTACAAGAGATCAAATAGTTCCTTACCAAATCGTGATATCTGAGAGATGTTGTAGTAATCAACTAAGTATCTAACTGTTGGTTGTGCATCACGAACAAAGTCATCCCATAGAAAATCACAAAGCGCTGAGACCGAAATAACAAGAGGCTCGTTGTTTATGAGTCGAATAAATTGTTGCTCTGTTTTTAAGTTCATTTGCATAACTCCGAGATTGATTTTGCAATCAATTGTTTGGTTTGGTCTAAAGTTTGGATCACCTTAGTAGCTTCCTGTCTCGTGGTCGCTGAGATACGATACTCACTCGATTCCATAATGGATGAAAGTTTCTGATCTAAGACCGACACATCGTTATGAGTTTTACGTAACTTACTCACGAGTTTATTTAGATCGCTTACAGCCTTACATTCTTGGCCATTAATACTGTGATACTCACTTAATATCCCGCCTAACGCTCGCTTTATATCAATAATCATTCTTTCAGCCGTGGGTATTGCTTGTTGTAATACTTCTTTTATAACTCCTATATCGTCCACGTTCTGATATATAATATGAACCAATGATTTGTGTAGATGATCAGCATACACTGTATCATCTCCTTGCACAATAGCCCAGCCTCTAATAAACTTAAGTATCTGAACGCGACGCCTGTCGCTAATAGTTATTCCTCTAGAAGCAAGTAGATCAAAGACCTGTGAGAATTTATCTAGAAACTCATCTGTGACTTTAACTTCACTTAAGGATTCTTGTAGTTCGATTAAGTCTTCGTAAGTTAGTTCTGATTCAACGTTTGGCCTTTTCTTCAAACCTAAAGCCCATAGATCTAACAATCTACGGGAGGCTGGTTTCTTTAAAGCTTCAACTGTCGGTCTAAATAAAAACCGATCACAAAATGCTTGAAGCGATTCCTCCTGCGGAAATGAGTTTGTAGCAGCAACGACAGATTGAATTGGCGTGTGGATTAGTTCTTTGCCGTTATTAAACGTGCGTTCGTTTAACACTGTTAACAGTGAGTTAAGCACTGCAGAACTACCACGAAACAACTCATCAAGGAATGCGATGTTTGCACTAGGCAAATATCCTTGTACATCCCTTGTGTATTCGTCTTTCAACAACTTTGATATTGCCACAGGGCCAAACAGTTCTGAAGGATCTGTTGTGGGCGATAACAAGTAACCAAAAAATTTACTGTTTTTAAATCCGTTTGATACGGCACGGACTAGTTCAGACTTGCCTGTTCCTGGTAATCCAAACAAAAACGTATTCTGTTTTGTGATTACAGAAGCCAAGAGGCCATCAATAATTTCTTCACGTTCTAAAAATGAGTTGTTTAAGGAACCGCGAAACTTTTGGAGGTTTGTGAAAAGTAAGTCGTTCATGATTGGTTGGTGAGTGTGTCAAAGCGACGGATGTCAGCTGGTTTAGGTCTTGGAAATGTGATCTCTTGCGTTGTAACCCAGCACTTATTTTTAAGTGCATGCTTTATAGAAAGCAGTCGTTCGCAAGCGTAGTCAACATTTGTAAAAGTGACTGCTTCCAAGATATCCATTGTGTATTCCTCTATGTCTTTAAGAAAACCTTTTTCGGATGCAATTGTGTAGATTGTTTTCTTCATTAAAAATCTAACTCCTCCACAGTCTTGGCACCTAGTGTTCTTACTTCAGCTAATACTTCGGATAAATCCATGTTTGCTGACTTAACAAATTCACTTTGTTGCGTAAATAAATTTTGTAGGTGTTTAGCTCGCTGATTGTATACGTTAGTTTCTAGCTCGATCTGACTATAAAGTTCTTCCAACTGCTCCTCCGACTCAGCTTCTCTTATCTTAAGAGTTAGATCTTTATACGTTCCAGACAAGGTTAAAGATTTCTTCAATAGCTCTAAACCGTCCGAAGAATCCCTCGTGGCAACTATGTTCTCTAGTTCCTCTCTTATCCTTACTTTTATCTCCGCAAAATTATTGTATGCTTCATCCCTCTTCTTAGCTTCGCCCGCTTGTAAACCAAGGCCAACTTCTGTTAGTTCTTTTGTTAAACTTGTTAGCTTTTCAAACCCTGGACAGTGTGAAGAGATCAATTGTAAATTCTCTGCCGTCATTTGCCAGGAACCTCTACGTTTTGATCCTCCTGTTTGTCGCTCACCTATTTTGCTAGCGATCCGCACGTCAAGATCATCCAACAATTCCGCTGCTTTAAGGCAGGCGCGATCTGCTGCTCCTGATCGAGCTGCTTCAAGCACCTCATTAGTGTTTGTAACTGACGCTTCCCATATAGCTTTTGTTAATGGGTGATCGTCCTTGCTTGTTGCAGCATCCATGAACACGGGATTCGGTCCTAAAACGTAGACGTTTATAGGATTCTCGAACTCTAGTTTTGTCGGGAACAAGGATAAATAAGCCTCCTTAGCCATCTTGTACGACAAAGGATCTTCATGCTGAAACAGTGGTTCAAGGAAACCAGAAACAGTGGTCGCCCATTTCTCATATTCCGGCAGCCACATTTCATTTAATAATTCGTTAAAGTTTGCGGCGTTCTGTCTGATTGAGGTAATGCGTTGCATTGCGTCCGTAAAGTAATCCTCGTGGAGAAAGTGAGTGTCTCCTTGATGGATCGTGCAATCGTCATACAATTTCCGTTGTTCAATCCGCAAGTAACTCAAAAATTCTTTGAGCTTACCTGATAAGTTAGGTCTCACAGAAACTGATTGTTGCTTTTCTAAAGCTTCAATGACTGATTTCTGCAACCGCAAATCATCTAGTTTGATCTGTGTGCTCTGTCTAACACTGGCGCTAATTTCAACGCGCAAGATGAAAATGTTTTTGTCCATGGTGATCACTTGATTCGGGAGAATGCGAGGTTGATTTTGTCTGTGCTGAAGTCAACTTTGAACGTTAGTTTCAGTTGATCAATCAACTGTTTGCGTTCGAGTTTAGCTACCTTAAGCTTTTGCTCAAGCTGTGCAATTTTGTCATCGAGTTTATCTATTTTGGAGTGAGCCGTGGGGCTTTTGGTTATTCGCACCACGATGTTTGCATTGTGTTCTGGGAAACGAAACAGTGACTCTTTACCTTGAAACAAACTCAGATCGATACCTGATAAGTCAGCTTTAACTAAATCATTAGTTAAATTACTTCGGGCCGCATCATAGGGTACGCCAAAAGATTCGTTTAACTGAGATAAAGCAACGTCACACTCATCGTAAAGATGAGCAGCGAGCTTGCCTTGTTGTACAAGATTCGGTACAGATAGTTTGGACATAGAGGTCTGGTGTGATGTAGGGTTGGCTGCACCACGTTTAGGGCCGGTGCCGCCCATGTAGCATAAGATATCATGCTGCGCTTATGCTGTCAACCGTTTATCTTTATTAACACTGAGCACCTTAGTACACTCAATAATTAAAAATAAGTAAACTATTTCTTAACTCAACTTTTGACACTCAATTTTCGCACCTAACCAAACTTTTAAAGTTTTACAGGTGGTCTAAGATGTGTTTGTATAGTTGTTTGCCGGTTTCCGTTAAGGTAAGAACGTTTAGCCTTGTGTCGTACTGAAAACGCTTTCTCCCTATTAAACCCATGCCCCTTTGGTTCTTCTGAGTTTTGTTGCTTAACAAGCAGCAGTTTCGAGAAACTGAGCTTCTAGACATGCTCAACATTTCGGAAAGCTCTGCTTGAAGCATTCCATCTTTAGCCTGTGCGATTGCTAAAAATAGGATCAGCGTGTGACAGGAAACTTCGCGCTCGTTGAATTGAGCAAAAGGCCGCAACGCGTTGATTAGATTCATGTTAATACGTAATGTTAGTGAGCATAATCGTCATCAAAAGATAACATTTTGTCGAGTTCTAGCCAGATGGCATCCTCAATGCATTGTTGAATATGTTGTTCGTTTGGTTTTTCGTTGTGTTTAAATGCACGAGAGTAGCCATAACTAATACCTTGTTCGATTGCATTCTCAAGAACAATACGGCTCTTAACTTTCATTTAATTCCAGCGTGGGGCAACTAAAGTTTAGCTGACACCCACAGACTGGAACAGCTACAGTTATTTGGTTTATTTAATTAATGACAATGTGTTGCGCTCTCCATTAACCTGTTCACATATAATTGTGCCGCCCGAAATTTGAAGATCTATAAGATAACCAAGCGTATGTATAGCCTTGTGTAGTGACTGAGACATCTTTTCGTCTCTAGTTTGAGCTATCCAACGTAAAGCTTTTAAGTCTACGTCGCTAATATCAAACGAGACCGTGGTTGTTTTAAGCTCGGGATTATCCACAAGAAAGTTTGAAATTCGATCTTGTTCTAATAGTGTTCCCTTCGCTGCTTTACGGAATTCTTGACACAGCTCATAAATAGATTTAGTCATGGTTGCACAGTGCAGGGGGCGGGTGATTCGGGTTCTTGAACCTTATCTTCTATAAGATTCCATTCAAGTTTTTCTAAGTTTGCGTATTTCTCCATAATTGGAATCTGTTCAATTAAACTCATCTGATTTAAAGGTAACCAAGCTGGTATATCAGTTATATCTACAGTTGCTGTGCATAAACCCGTGTCATCTATGTGAGCATAGATAACTGCTAGATCGTTTTGAACTTGGATTTCTTGAATTTCCATAATGCAGATTAATGTTGTACTGTACGTTGGAATGATGATTCGGGCCCATATTTGTCAACTAACTCAGGGAAAGCTAACAATAATCGCGCTTTGTTTTGTACATCAGCTCTCAGGCCTGATGCACCTAGTGAACTATAAAAACCCCCACCAAATTCTGCTGCGGTTAGGAAGGTTGAGTAGATCTGAGAATCATTCATGGTGAGTTTTAGGAATTGGGTTTGCATAGGGTGCAGGCTGAGTGCCTACTTCAGCAATCACCACCGCTGTGGTGGTGGTAGCAATTAAGAAACAAAGCAGGTTAAATAAGAATTTCATGTGTGTAGATCCTGGTGAGTTTGTAAGGCTTTGTCATGAAGCTCTCGGGCACTCATGACAGGTTCTCCCCCGCTGTGATCGTATAAAAACTGCGGGGTTGGATCGTAGTCAACACAGTCACTAAGTGCATCTAATGCAATTTCAACCGCACTAATTGCGTGAAAATCTGTGTACTGCATAGGTTTCTGTTCCTCAGCTTTAATGAAAGCTTGCATCTCTTCAATCCACTTGCTTAGTTGTTTCACTTGGTGCCTCATAAAGGGTAAGGGTTTGAGTGTGTACGGGCCCACCGCACCTATGGGTTATAGATGGGCGGTGCCAAGGTTAGCTACCTTGTTTACAAACTGTGATGTAACATATCTACGTACGCACACAGTGTTTAAGTTGCCTGTGTGTGATCGTTACAGTTTCAACTCGGCCCCTACAGTTATGTTCAATGTAGGAATTTAGCAAGTTTTGAACTGGAGTCAAAGCACTAAATCCAATAGCCGTACCAATAAAAATCGCAGAAAAAGGAGCAATTAGATCGTTCATAGTTAATAGATTGGGGTTAGTTTAAGCCCGCGTGGTAAGTATGCGCGGCCCACTGTGTTACTTAATACGTTTAGTTACTTACTATAACCTGCATGCTTACCTTGTTGCCTACGCTTACGGATTGCAGCGCCTGCAATACTATTCTTGGGCTGTGTTCCATGCACTAACAAGGCAAAAGATTTACTACCAAAGCAATGTGAATCATCGTGATCTATCTCTAGGTTTAATGCTTCAGCTTCTTCTTCAGTATTAACAACGTAGGCAACCCGTGGGAATAAGTGTTCCAAGTGTGAATACTCACCGCCCGCAGATGCTGTGATGTAGAAGTTACTGGGAAGATCTATTAACTTGCCTTCATGTACAAACATATGCAGTGATTTAGTGTAAGCATAAAACTTTATGCTTGGAAATTGTTGAGTTACCAGTAACCAGGCAACCAAATAACGCTCACTAAAAAAGTCACCTGATGGGTGAACTCTAAACTTATCAATGCTTTTAGTTACTTTAGGTCGGATGCTATCGATTAATATCTGTGAGGCATATGTATATTGATCTTCTCTAAGTGCATCAGCGATAACATTTAAGTTATCAACTCTAGACTTATGCACGTTGGGATACATAACTTCGTTAGATGCTGCAAAGCATCTGAAGATTACATAGGGACCGTCAACAATCTTACCTGCACTCACCCAGGCCTTACAATCTCTGGCGCCTGGGCAAGTTCGCCCCGCAGGTATACTAAACGTGAGCGTGGATTTAGATAACTTAGCGTTACCTTTACCAATGCAGAGTTGATGAGCCATGGTGTTAGTTTGATTGGGTTGGTTTGATTAGTTAACTAGTCTGTAATCAATGGAGTCTACACTCCATCTACATTCATCTGAGATTAACTTAGAGATACTAAATCCCTCATCTTCTACAGTCCATTCACTGTGAAGATATTTCTCTTCGAGTATTTCATTGATACGAATTGCTTCGTACTTTGTTAGGTCCTCATCGTCATCAAGGTTGAATTCGATTGCAGTTACTCTGTAGGTTTCCATGTTAGTTAATGAGTGTTAGGTTAATGTGTGATTTGGCCCGCAGTGAGCGGAGCGAGCGAGGATTTAGTGGGCGTTTAGTTGTTGTCACCCTCATCTCGAATGTTATCGCTTGCCACATATAACAAGCTGAAGCCAAGTATTAGCAGGGTTACTAATAAAATAACCATAATAGTGATCATGTTTAACCAAACATCTCGTGGAATAAATCTACTTCTTCGTGTTGAGTATCTAATGCATCGCGCATCTTAACTAACTCATTCTGTTTGATTCTCAGGTTAAGAATTTGATCGCCGATGTAATGCAGTCGGTTGTTAATCTCAACCCGTGTTAATCCATTAACAGCAGATAAAGAAAATTCCTTACCATTAATAGTTTGGAGCTTGTCTGTGATTGTGAAATCCATGGCGGTTAGTTTGCGTGGTGAATTAGGAGAACTTTTTGTGCAGCATAGCGGCGAGTCTGTCGTTGAAATGTAAATCAATGGCATCACTAATTGTGGCGCCTTGATTAACACTTTCAACAATACGTTCTGCCTGCCTTAAGTAAATACCTAAGGCAAACGGATTGTATCCACGCTTGGTGGATTGTTTGATATCCCACTGGGTGAGATAATGATCAAGCTGTGAGTGCAAGTTCATTGTGTGAATCTGGCGTGGTTTAGTAATACTTTCTACGCACGTCTCGAGACATATCCCATGCAGGATTACTTGCCTCAGCGCCTACTTTATCTGGAAAACATGGCCTTACATCATCCTTGTAAACGTAACCGAATCCTTTATAGTTTCCGGTCTCACTTAACAGGTGATCAAGTAACATAACCATCCCATATTTTTCATCTTTTGATAAACAATCCTCCACAAGTTTAGAATTAACGTAATCCTTGAAGTCTGCAACGTTGAATGTTTTGCGGGCCATGATTAATACCTTGGTTTGATTTTGGTGTGATTAGTAATGGTAAACAATATCTGCTTGCTTAAAGTACACACGTTTCTTATGAGTTAATAAGCAAAGATCCGCAGTTCGACTAGTTGCTTTGATGCATAATCCACCCCCTTTGGGTATGAACTGCTGGCCTACATTGATGGAGGCAAAAGTTACCTCCAGAGGATAAATGATTCGTTCCATTGTTAACTCCAAAAGTTGTTTAGTTTGAACTCATCCACAAAATGGTTAAGTATATTCTCGGCAGCTAATTTACGTTCCGGAATTGGGAACATAGTGTGCCAAGCTTGATTAAGCGAGCCGTGGCATGCTTTGTAGTCCTTAGCCGCTGGAATAACTAGGTTACGGTATACATAACCTAAAGCGCGTTCATAATCAAACGAACCCTTGCGCCAGAATTTAGTTAGTGTGCGGCCAATACCATTGAAATGTACACTGGAGAAATGTCCTGCGTAGAGTTCTAACTCCAACGCTAAATCTTGATCAACAACAGTCATGATTAGCACCTGGTTTGTGTGATTTTGAGGGAGAGAATCCCTCAGTAAACTTGTTAGTTTAGTGAGAGAATCATCGTGATCATAAATGATCATTAAGCTGAGATTAAGTACCCTACCGAGAACACTGCTAAGCAATGTATGGCCCCGGTAGGATACAATCCCGAAAAAAAAGCCCCACCTAAAGTAGAGCATAAAGCGCATGCAGAGCATGGATGTTATTAAATTGTAAAAAAATGCGGGTGGCCAGCGTTCGCTAAGCGCTGAAGTGCACAGATATCCTGCCTGTGTGACAGGAAAGGACACACCACCCCCGGTGAGAATTGTGTTTGTATTGAGTTACCGTTCCCACAACCAATCCCTGGACTTCTTACAGGTCACAAACCTGGCTTGCCTGGCGTTGAATCATGGTAATAGATAACGCAGCTAGACTGTAGAAAGATAACTTTCTGCAGCGTTGAACCAAGGGCCTTCCGGGCAAGACACTAGCTCCAAACCTGCCTTAGTCGATCGCGCAGGATCAACCGGTTGGGTGGGAGAATTCTAGTGCTGGTTTGGGGCTTAGCCTTTCGCAAGGTTATGGGCACACCAATCCTATGGCTACTAGCCTCAGGGGGATCAGTTCAACAGCCTGTCGAGAAGATCTAGGCGCCATGATCCGTCGTCTCGCACTCTCGCCTTTCGGCTACTTTGTGCGACGTCCCGTTCTGGGCCAGATCAGCCGATGGCTGAGCTGTTATGTAGTGAATACGGTTGGTTTCCCTTCCGCTTGAGCTAAGCCTAGCATGGGATCGGCAGCCTGTCGAGAGGATTGTTGCAAAGCTTAACAATGGGAGAGGGAAGGCTTAGCTTCGCGGGTCTCACCTAGTTAAGCCTTGAGATCCTATGAC